ATTTTGATTATGCTAACATAATAAGCACTATGGATAATGACCAGTTTAATTTTTTAGGTATAGATAGTAATAATGAGTCTTTATTATTATCAAAAGAAATTCAAAATAAAATTGGTTCTGTACAAGATATATCAAATTATGTTAATTTATTAGAGAATATTAGAGAAAATGATTTATATAGTTCATTAACATCATTATCTAGAATACTTAATTCATCAAGTTCTACTATTTCAGATTCTGTTAATACTGTTGTAGATTTATATTGGCCAATTGTTAATATATTATCTACAATAGATTCTGGTATAAGTTTAAGTAATATAACTGAATTTTACAGTAATATTTTAGCATTAATCAGTGTTTTAGAGAATTCATCTTTAATGAATAAAAGTGATTTAAATGAGGCGGTATACACTAATAATTTATATATAGAAAAAAGTTCAAATACATTAAATGAAATAAATAAAAGTTTAAATAGTAATATATCACAATATAATGATTTAGCACCTGTAACAACCTTATATTTTTCAAATTTGATGTTATTAGAAACTGAAATATTGAAAAATTTAAATCATTTAAAAAATATTAATCAATTAATTTATGAAGCAGCATATAATCTTAAAAGTAAAAATATATTAACTGAAAATGAAGTTATTAAATATAAATCTGCTTATGACCAAGCTAAAAAAATAGATACTATATTTGCAAATAATATCAATGAATTATTATTTGCAAATTTAAATACAATTAATGGAGTATTATAAAGATGGTAAATAATTATAATCAAAGGTTAGAGTTTGTAAATACAATCTATGGACAAAGAATTGAACCTTCTAAAGATGATAGTAAGCACCATATGGCTGTAAATTCTGAATTGTATAAATTTAATGGTATTGGTGTAATACCTTTATTTTTAAGAAACTTTGTTGATGATCTTCCAGATTATATAGATGGTGAGCGTATACATATAGTTAAAGAGAAAGAAGTTAATCGATTAGATTTAATTTCTTGGGAATATTATAGAACTCCTGAATTATTTTGGGTTATAATGGCAGTTAATAATATTGTAAATCCTTTTAATATTGAAGAAGGTACAATTTTAAGAATTATTCCTAAATCTTATATCGAGTACAATTTAATTCGATATTATAAAAAATAGTGGTGTATTATGGTGAATATTGTACAATATTTTGATTATTTTATAACAAAAGCTAATTTACCATGGTATAATCATAATCCTACCGTTGTTAAAAGTTTTACATATCATTTATCACAATATACCCCTTCTGTTTATGCTGAAATTTTATTAATGATTAATGATGATTATTTTGAAGATTTTAAAAATATCGAAACTCTTCCAATTAAAGATAGAATCGTTGAAGTTTGGTTTGAAGATGAATTATATAATCTAAAACAAAATAAAAAATATTTTTCTGGACCATTTAAATTTTGTGTAGTTAGTTATGAAGTTACAAAATTTGATGTAACTGAAATGGATATTAAATATAGTGATATTAATTCTGGTAAATTAGTTCTTTTGAAGTGTGTTGATCCTATTTTTTATATAATGCAGCTAGATGAAAAATATGAATCATACGGAAAGACTACCATTTCTGAAATAGTAAATAAAATAATTTCTAGAAATGGTGGAAAAGTAAAGAGAATAGAACCAACTGATTTTAGCTATAATTGGTTGCAAGCTCAATTAACAGATTATGAAATGATCAGATCAATGTTACCATATGCTAGATCAATTAGTGGAGATTTACTCTATAATTTTTTTATGTTCAATGAAGAAGCATATTTTGCACCTATTACTCAAAGCTTAAAATCACCATATATGTTAAAATTAGATATGATTAAAAATTCTAAAGAATTAGTGTATGATACTAATTTTAAAAGTTTAATTGAAAAATATGGTAGCAAAGATCATCTATTTCATTTTAATCGAGGTTATAATAATTTTAAAAGCTTAACGCCCAATTCAATGTCCAGACAGAGTTATTCATCTTCTAAAAGTTCAGAAAGAAAACAACATAAAGGATTTGCTTCTCAATATATTACAGGTAGCATTGATGAAGAAGAATTGCAAAAAATATATGTTTCAAATTTAAGACATAGAGTATATACTTTTGGAAAATTGGTAGATACTTTAGCAGAAATTATACCAGAATTAACTCCGTTGAATTGTATAGAAATTTTAAGCCAAGAAGATGGTAAAACTAAAGATTTAGATGGTTTATATTATATAGCTTCCATAACATATAGTTATGGAATGACTAATATGCATCCATATCAACCACATATGCATATGGTATTGTGTACAGAACTTGATTCAGAAGGTATGGAGAATCCAGAAGGGGGGCCTATAGAATAATGGCTTCTAAATTTACAGGTATATATATCGGTTTAGTAGTTGACAATGATGATCCTAAGAAACTTGGTAGATTAAAAATTTCAATCCCATCCGTTTACGGAAATATTGAAAAAGAAGATCTTCCTTGGGCAGAGCCTTGTTTTCCATATGGCCATAATGATAAGGGTATATTTTTTATTCCAGAATTGAATTCTTTAATATCAGTTATGTTTATAAATGGAAGCCCCTATAAACCATTATGGTTGGGTGCAATATTTAGAGAAGAAGAAAATGTAGTACCTTCAGAAGTTAAAGATGTATATCCTGATAGAAAGATTATAAAAACTAATAGCGGTTATATAATGTTTGATGATAAATCACAATATATCGAAATAAAACACCGAAGTGGTTCTAGAATAGTTTTTACAGATGATGGTAATATTACAATTCACGCTGCGCATGACGTTGTTATTTTATCAGATCATTATATTGTAATGAATCCTTCTGGTAAAGATACCACTGTACCTTTGCAATATAATGAGTAATAAATTGAATTAAATATTAATAAGAAGGTATAAATTATAATGTTAAAAGTAACTAGAGTTACTGATCGTACAATCGGAATATGTAATTTGGGATTAGAATGTTGTCCACATTCTAGAGAAGGAACTAATAATACTGGTAGTAATAATGTATATATTAATGATCAAAAAGCTCATAGACTAACAGATACTGGTCCAACTAATTGTCCCCATGGAGGAACTTTCGAATCAGTTGAAGGAAGTCCAGACATTTTTATTAATGATTTGAAATTAACAAGACTTAATGATAGTACTAAATGTAAAAAATGTGGACAAATGGGAAATCATACTACTGGTAGTAATGACGTTTTTGCAAATTAAATTTAATACTAAGGTGATTTAAATG